CACAGATTGAGAGACAACTACGCACACGACAGATGATTGTGCGTGCCACTGCATCCTTTGCGGCGGCTGCTGAGTACGGCACAGTGCCTGATGATTTCTTGGAAGCCAAGGCCATCAAACTCAACACCAATCCAGTGACCAATCTGACATTTCAGACGATTGATGCCATGGATTCATTGTCGAACACCACTTACTTATCCAGTGGCAAGCCACTGTATTTCAGCGTGGTGGGCAACCAATTCAGACTTTTGCCGATACCTGATGGCGCATACACAGCAGAGCTGGTCTACTACGCAAAATTGACAAAGTTGTCATCGACTGTTGAAACTAGTTGGTTGCTGACACAAGCGCCTGATGTTTATTTGTACGGCGCACTTTTACAGGCTGCGCCATACTTGCAAGACGATGCGAGAATCACTGTGTGGTCATCGTTGTATGCCGCTGGCTTAGAGCAGTTGCAGATTGCTGATGATCGTGGCTCAACCTCTGGCGGCGCAATCTTGGCAAGAGCAAGGACATTCGGATGATGATCACCACCACCAAAGGCGACATGGATGAGTCCTTGTTGCACAAGTCTGAGGGTTCGATTGAGAACGACAAAGAGATCATCAGTTGGGTTGAATATCGTTTGGATGACGAACTGGTACACAGATCAGTCCATGTTGTGTTGAAACAAAGTGTCGCAGCCGATGGCGTTGCGGCAGCAATTGGATAAGGATTAAATCATGGCTAACACGCAAGCAATGTGTACAAGTTTTAAAGACCAGTTACTTGAGGGTCACCATAATTTTGGCGTTGGAGTTGTCAGAGCATCAACTGCCGCTGACACTTTCAAGGCGGCCTTGTATTTGGCTTCTGCCACCATCAATGCCTCTACAACGGCTTATACGGCCACAGGTGAGGTGACAGGTACAGGCTATACCGCAGGTGGTGTCACCGTCACATTTGGCACTGCACCGAGCACCAGTGGCACGACAGCATTTGTCACGCCAAGCGCCAGCATCACATATTCAGCGGTGACCTTATCCACAGCATTTGATGCTGTCTTGATCTACAACTCAACTCAGTCAAACAAGGCGGTAAGTGTGCACACATTTGGCTCACAGATTGTGACTGCTGGGACATTCACGCTGACCATGCCTGTCAATGACGCAAGCACCGGCCTGATCCGGTTGGCTTAACCGAGGAGCAGCGGCATGGCTGCTTATGGAACAGGCTATTACGGCAGGGGTGTCTATGGCATAGGCAATGTCGTTATTAGCGGCAATGCTGCCGCAGGTGCTGTTGGTAATTTACTAGAAAATATATCCATTCAAGAGAATGGAAACATTGCCACCGGCAATGTAGGCACAGTCGGCATTAACAGAACTGTTGCCATCACTGGCAATTCAGCCACTGGCGCTGTCAACTCAGTCCTAGTCTCGCCAATCATCACAGGCAATGCTGCTACTGGTGATCTTGGTACATTGTCACCAGAAGTCATTTCGGTACAAGAGATCACGGGTGTTGAAGGTACTGAGGCGCTTGGTACGGCCATCGCCACCATTGAGATAGCAATCAGTGGCGTTGAACTCTTTGGATCAGTTGGCACAATGATCGGCTTTGGTTGGGGCGCTGTGCCTGACACGCCAGAGTCATGGACCGCACAGTCAGATAATTCGGAAAGCTGGACTCCGGTGACAGATTCCTCGGAATCTTGGACACCAGTTTCAGACACCTCAGAAAATTGGTCTGATTTAGAAGACAATTCAATCACTTGGCAAGAAGCCGCGTAAGGGGATTTAAGAATGGCAGATACCACCACCACAAACCTATTGCTGACAAAGCCAGAAGTAGGTGCAAGTACTGACACTTGGGGAAGCAAAATTAACACCGATTTGGATAGTGTTGATGCCGTCTTTGCCGCTGCCGGTACAGGCACATCAGTTGGCTTGAACATTGGATCAGGTAAGACATTGGCGGTGGCCGGTACGCTGTCAATGACCGGAACAATTAACTCGCAAGTTACTTTTTCAGCGTCAATGAATCAAGATGCAAGTGGCACTGCATCAACGATTTCTGGAACAACCTTAACAGTTGGTGGAACAATCGCTGGAACATTTGCAGTTGGCCAGTATATTTGGGGCGCTAATGTTCTTGCGAATACTTACATCACTGCACTTGGCACAGGTACTGGTGGCGCGGGAACTTACACTGTCAGTGCCGCACAAACCGTTGGATCAACAACAATTTATGCATCTGCAAGTGCCAAGAATCGTTTGCGGTTTACTGATACAGATACGAGTGCAACGGCCAATCAGCCCATAGGTACGATTGAGTGGTATGGAAGTGATGCAAGCACACCAGGCGCTGGCGTTAAAGGTTTCATTCAAGTTGTTTCAGAATCCACAACACCAGATACTGCAATGGTGTTTGGCACTGCTGATAATGTGGCTGGAGATGTTTCTGCACAGGAGGCATTGCGAATAGCAAGCACTGGATCTTTGTCTGCTGGTTCAACAGTTACAGATTTTTGGAGAATACCGCAAGGCACGACAGCACAGCGTCCTGCATCTGCCGCCAATGGTCAGTTGCGATTCAATACTGATTTAAGCAGATTTGAAGGGTATAACGGTACTGCATGGACTTCAGTGGGTGGCGGTGCAACTGGTGGCGGTGCTGATACGGTGTTCTTTGAGAACACGCGCACCGTGACAACAAACTACACTTTAAGCACATCAACCAGCGCACACAGCGTTGGCCCAATAACTGTAAACAGCGGCATCACCGTCACCATTCCAAGTGGTGCAAGGTGGGTTGTGCTTTGACCTAAAGGAAAAATATGTCATCAGTAATTATTTCAGGAGACACCAGCGGGGCTATCACAGTATCAGCGCCTGCTGTTGCTGGTACAAATACGCTGACTTTGCCAGCTACCACAGGCACTGTGCTAGCTGATTCGACTGTGGGTGTGTGTCGTGCTTGGGTAAACTTTAACGGCACTGGTACTGTTGCCATTCGTGCGTCATTTAATGTGTCGAGTATTACTGATAATGGTACTGGCAATTACACAGTTAACTTTACAACTGCAATGGCTGATGCGGATTATTCATTTGTAGCCAGTTGCGGTAATGGTGATAACGCTGGAATGATGGCATCTCCTCAATCAGCCACATTTGCTACAGGTTCTGCACGATTTGTTACAAGGTATCACGATAATGGTGCGGCTGACAGTTTAATGACACTTGTTGCAGTTTTTAGATAAGGTGACATTATGAACTCAAGAATCATTTACCCAACTGACGATGGTGTTGCCATCATTGTCCCTGCTGAAACTGTTGAAGCGGCAATGAAAGATATTCCAAGTGGCAAGCCTTACCGCATTGTTGACGCATCTGACATTCCAACAGACCGTGAGTTTCGCAATGCTTGGACTGCTGACTTTACTGGCGCGGAGGTGAAAGCATGATTACCGTTGATTTAACCAAAGCCAAAGAAATTACCAAAGACCGTCTGCGGATGGAACGAGAGCCTTTGTTAGTGGCACAAGATGTTGCGTTTCAAAGAGCACTAGAAACAGGCGCGGACACCACAGCAATCGTGGCTGAAAAGCAAAGACTGCGTGACATCACCAAGCTGGCAGATTCATGCACAACAACTGAACAACTCAGAAACTTGAAAGCCTAATCATGTCAATACTTGTTTTAACTTCTGACACGCTGATTGGTACAGCAGCCGCTGGCAACATTGAATACAACGGTCAATTCTTTGGGACTGACAGCAATGCGTCACGGGCGCAGATGCAGAGGATTGTGAGAGGCACTGCTGTTGCATCTACCAGCGGTACAAGTATTGACTTCACAGCTATTCCTGCATGGGTTGAAAGAATTACTGTGATGTTTCAAGGTGTAAGCACAAGTGGCACAAGTTTTGTGCTTGTTCAATTGGGCACAGGTTCAACAACATACACAACATCTGGGTATCTTGGCGCAGTTAATAGCGCAAACTCCATCACTAATCAAACAACAGGATTCGGTGTTATTGGTCAACCAACAGCGGCTAATGTGTTGCATGGAAGCGCAACAATCACAAATATTACGGGAAACAATTGGGTGTATGCTGGAACAATATATTTATCTAATACCGCTGGCGGTGGTGGTGGCGCAGGTAGTGTTTCATTAGGTGCAACTCTTACCGCTGTCCGCATCACCACCGTCAACGGCACTGACACATTCGATGCTGGTTCAATCAACATAATGTACGAGGGTTAAATCATGAGCACAATAATCGATGGTTCAGCAAGCGTCACGATCAACTCAGGTGTGGTACTGGGGATTACCTCTGGCACTGCTGTTGCCAGCACATCAGGTGCAAGCATTGACTTTACAGGATTGCCTGCTTGGGTGAAGCGGATTACTGTGATGCTTAATGGCGTTAGCACAAACGGGACAAGTAATTATCTTATTCAGCTAGGTGCTGGTTCTATTACAAGTACAGGTTATGTGTCTGTTGCCAATAACGGTGCAGGATCAGGTACTACTTCAACAAGTGGTTTTGTTGTCACTAACGGTAATGCGGCTACTGATTTAACCTATGGTTTTGTCACTATAAATAGTTTTGGCTCAAATATATGGACTCAAGGCGGTAATTTAAATAACGGCAATTCTTGTAGGCTTAGTACCGGAGGAGTTACGCTTTCCGGTACTCTTGACCGAGTTCGTATCACCACAGTCAACGGCACAGACACATTCGATGCCGGAAGCGTAAATATCATGTATGAAGGATAAAAAAATGACACACAGAATCGTAGTGAATGTAGAGACAGGCGTGACCACTCAAGTGGAGTACACACCTGAAGAACAAGCAATCCATGATGCGGCAGTAGCGGCACAGCAAGCTGAGGCAGCAGCAACGCCAGCGCCTACTGAGCCAGCACCATGACACCAATTGAAGCACGATTAGACACGCACGAGGCCGTGTGTGAGCTGCGCTATGACAGCATCAACGCTCGACTCAAGCGCATTGAGCAGATATTGATAGGGTCATGTGCGGCCATCATTGGTATGCTGATGACGCTTGTTTTAAAGCTCTAGGAGCTGTAAATTGATCCGATCAGCATTTGTCTGCTTGCGGCTGGGCTGGTTAAGAACATCCAAGCCGGATGCGAGCTGTACAAGCAGGCCAAGGAATCCTTTGTTGAGATTAAGGCAACGGCTGACCAAGTCATTGAAATTGGAAAAGAGGTTCATGGCTTTTGGAATCAACTGCTGTCATTCTTTGGCGGCAAACCAAAGCCAGCCGCCAAAGCAAAGCCTCTGGCGAAAAAGAAGCAAGCCTATGTCGCAGTTGATGAGACACAAGTCAAGATTGACATTGTCAGAAACCTGACCGAGTTTTTTAAGCTACAAGAACAACTGGCCGCGCACATCAGGGAGGAAGAAGAGAAAAGCCAAACTGTCTATGACCCTGATCAAAACCTCATGGAAGCTGCCTTAAAGCGTGTGATGGCGCAGCAAGAGATGGACAGGCTGGTGATTCAAATCCGAGAGACTATGGTGTATCAGTCACCGCCAGAGATGGGCGCACTGTACTCCGAAGTCTTCAAGATGCGCGAAGTCATCTCAGAGGAACAGGAAAAAGCTAGACTCAAGGAGGAGGCGAAGAAGAGGCAAGACAGATGGCTACACCGTCAAGAGGAAAGAAACCTGCAAGCCAAGTTGGCGGCAGTGGTGGCGACTTCTATATTCCTCCTCTACCTGTGGCTGTGGCTGTGGTTCGTAAGTCACTGGGGGAAGAGATGATCGGGTGGATCGCGGCCTGCCTGCTCGCTGGGCTGATGCTGCCGCTGTTGGCCATGCTGTACCTCGATGTCTTGGAGACAAAGAACGAGGCCAAGCAGCAGATCGAAAAGGTGGAAGCATTGCGTAAAAAGATCGAGCAAAAGGAAAGGGACAAAGATGAGTAAGCAACTGGAAAAAGATTCTGAATTCAACAAGTTTGATACTGAC